AAGGAGTTTTTAAATGACCCGTTCCTTCTCTCCTGCACAAAACAAGACTGTCAGCATTGACGTTTCCGCAACGTCTCAGCGTGTCTTGGTTGGCAATTGCAATGCACCGATGACCGTTCGCATTATGAACAACGGCACGGCCACAGTTTGGATTAACTGGGGTGATGTGACTGTCACTGCGACCACGGCGAACAGCCTTCCGGTTGGCCCTGGCGTCCATGAAGTGCTGACGTTAAGCCCTGATCAGGGTGGCTTGCTTTACATTGCTGCGATTGCTGCTGGCGTATCTGGTCGCATCTTCTTCACTGAAGGTTACGGTATCTAATGTCTATTCACTGGGGTGGACGCGGCGCTGGGCATATTAATCGCCTACCTCGCGCTATTGGGCAAAACCCATATAGTGGCGCGACGATGCTGCTCGACTTCACGAACCCAGTATTAGATCCCCGCATCACCTTCTCACGCGGCACAGGAGCCACCCGCGTCAATGCGTCTGGTTTTATCGAGGTGGTCGGCAATACAACGCCACGCTTTGACTATGATCCTGTCACGCTGGCACCTCGCGGCCTGCTGATTGAGGAAGCGCGGACGAATCTTTGCACATATAGCGATGACTGGTCTAACGCGGCGTGGACAAAATCAAACACGACAGTAACAGCGAATGCTACTACATCACCTGACGGCACGATCAACGCGGATCGCGTTGTGGCTTCGACTATCGGTAATGCGCGTGGTGTTTTTGCGTCTATAACCACCACCGCTGTTGCACACACCATAAGCGTTTTTGCCAAAGCGGCTGGCCTAAACTGGCTATGTATTTATGATCCCGCAGGAAGTGGCACAGGTGGCGCATGGTTTAACCTAGCGACTGGTGTTGTCGGTACGGTAACGGCTGGTTACACAGCAGCAATCACCAACTTCGGTAATGGCTGGTATCGGTGCTCAATTGTTCGGACACTAGCTGCTGGAACTAGTTTTGCGTTTTTTGGCGGAGTAGATGGTGACAATACCGTAACGGTGTCGTCTACAACTAACGGTGTATTCCTCTACGGCGCGCAACTCGAAGCAGGCGCATTCGCCACCAGCTACATCCCCACGGTTGCCTCTACGGTCACACGTAACGCTGACATTGCGACCATGACGGGGACGAACTTCTCAACTTGGTTCAATGCGGCTGCGGGAACTTTCATTGCCGATTTTGACGTTGGTGGAGTAGATACCTCAACACGCCGTAAGGTTTGGAATGGGTCGGATGCAGGGAACCAACGCCTTGCGTTGCGCGCCTTTGACGTAACAATCAATTACCCAATCGCCGCGATTGGTACTGGTTCTACGGTTATATCCCTTAACGGTACGGCTTTAGCCGCCAACACGGTAACTAGGATTGCCGTAGCTTATGGCGCAAATTCTGCTCTTTCACAGAACGGCGCTAGCCCCGCAACAGACGCAACCGCAAATTCCGTGTTGGTTACTTCGTTGGGCATAGGTCACGATCAAGTTGCAATAGGTCAGTATCTCAACGGCCACATCCGCGCCATTGCTTACTACAACACGCGCCTACCGAACACGCAACTCCAGACGCTGACCGCGCCATCACTGGCTGCACCGCTGGCTCTGGACTTCATCTCGCCAACCTACACGGTGGGGTACTGATATGGCTACTACGACCTTTAACGACCTCATCACCTTCAGCCGTGGCAGCAACGCAACCGTCACCGGCCCGAATGGCTTGATCCAGTGGGCACCGAGTAATCTGCTGACAAACTCAGAAGATTTTGAGGCGGCTGTTTGGACAAAGACAGGGGCAACGCTTTTCCCTAACCAAAATGTTCCGGGCGGCACGCTTGGGCCAGAACTGGTTACGAATGGTGATTTTAGTAGTGGGACGACGGGCTGGTCCCTACAAACCGCCACTGCTGCGGTGGCTGGAGGCGAAGTAACTGTAACCAGCACCGGAGTGAATTATGGGCAGATATACCAGTCCGTAACCACCGTAGCCGGAACGTGGTATAGGATTTCTGCGACGATGCGGGCGGGGACAGCTTCGTCAGTTAATCTGAGAGCAGAAACAACGCTAACCGTTGGGAACTTGCTCGTACAGACTACAACTTCAACCAGTAATGTCGTAATAACTGGCTATTTTCTTGCAACTGGTGCCTCCACAATTATCGGTTGCGCCAATAGCAACACGTCAAACGGGACGGGCATATTTGATAATATTTCCGTCCAAGCAGTCACCCCCGCTGCAGCCACGGCCCCTGATGGCACGCAGACTGCTGACGCGCTGACTGAAGACAACTCGACTGGGGGCCATCTAGTATTGGCAAACCCCGCACCTTTGAATGTGGTGCAAACATTAGCATTTACAATTTACGCAAAGGCGGGAACGCGGCGCTTTATCGCTCTTGGCTCAAACACCCGCGATAACGGTGGCGCTTACGTCGCATTTGATTTGCAAAATGGAACCGCCGGAGCCCCCTTCGGGGGTAATAGTTCCAGCGTAATTAATTCATCCATCATTGCTGTGGGCAACGGCTGGTACCGTTGCCAAATGTCTCTGGCTGCGTCCTCTGGTGGCTCTGGTGCGCGTTTCATCGCCGCGATTGTAACTAGCCTAACACCGACATTTTTCACTCCAACTGTGCCAGAAAGTTATACCGGAAACGGAACTGGCTCGGTCCTTATATGGGGCGCGCAGGCGGAATATGGCACCGCCGCGACCACCTACAACAACACCAGCGTCCGCAACCTGCTGGGGTTCAGCGAGGCGTTTGATAATGCTGCGTGGGTAAAGACCCGTTGTTCCATTGTGACTGGCGCACAGGCCAATCCGGTCAATGGATTGTTTAACGCACAGAAGCTGATGGAGGACACCACAACCGGCGCTCGTAGCATCGTGCTGGGCGGTGGGACAGTCGGCGGCCTTGAGACTATCTCGATCTACGCAAAACCCGCTGGCCGATCATGGCTTGTTTTCCAGATCGGAACAAACTCGTCTGCATATTTCGATTTGGCTAACGGCGCTCTTGGTACGCTGACCAACGCAACTGCTTCCATCGTCGCTGTTGGGTCGGGCTGGTATCGCTGTTCAATGACAGCCACCCGCGCTGGCACTACGAACAACTTTGTGTTCACGGCGTCCGCTAACGGCGTTACCTCCTACACAGGCGACGGCAACTCCGGCGTCTACATCTACGGCGCGATGCTATCCAACAGCGCCAGCCTCGATCCTTATGTGCCAACCCCCGGTGCGGCACCGAGCAGCACTGCCTATTACGGCCCCCGCTTCGATTACGACCCCGTGACGCTCCTGCCGCGAGGACTGCTGATTGAGGAGCAGCGGACGAATCTGTTGTTGCGGTCGGAAGAGTTTGACAATGGGGCTTGGGGCGTTGGAGGGTTGACTGTTACCGCCAACACTACCGTTGCGCCTAGCGGTGTAACAGCGGCTGACACAATCACAGGTAGCACTGGATCGAACGCGGTTATTTTCCCTGCTGCTGGCTTTTCTGCATCTGCCACAAGTTACACGGCGTCCTGCTACGTAAAGGCTGGCAGCGCCGCGTGGATTGTTTTGAGTATGTGGCAAGGTTCTGGAACTTCAGGCGTCAATGTTTGGTTTAATGCACAAACCGGCGCAGTCGGATCAAACAACGCAACGGCGGGCTATACTTTTACAAGCGCATCCTCAACGGCTGTCGGTAACGGCTGGTATCGGATCACAGTTACAGGCACCGTACCTGCCGCCGCTCTTTTCTGGTCGATGCGCATAGTCGATGGTGACAATGCGTTTGTTTACACGAACACCGTTGGCGACACGATGTTCATCTGGGGCGCTCAACTCGAAGCCGGTGCCTTCGCCACATCCTATATCCCCACCATCGCCAGCACGGTCACACGCTCGGCAGATGTCGCTACGATCACGGGGAGCTTGTTCTCGCAGTGGTATAGGCAGGATGAGGGAACGTTTATTGCGGAAGCCGCGCAACTCGCTGCCACTGGGGTGAATTCTCGGTCTTTGTCTGCAAACGACGGAACTGTTAATGAAAGCGTACAGGTTTCATTTCTTTCCACTGGTAACGGTGGATACGGTGAGGTGCGTGACGGCGGCACCGCTGTCGTATCCATAACCAATGGTTCTTTTGCAGTTGGTTCTGTGGCAAAAATGGCCTTTGCAGTTGCAGTTAACAATGCGGCTCTATCCGTTAACGCCGCATCGCCAACTGCCGACACATCGCTGACAATGCCAACGGTTGATCGCTTAAGCATTGGCACACACGCAGGCGCAGCTTCACCGCTCAACGGCCACATCCGCTCCATCCGCTACGTCCCCGTCCGTGCTGCGGACTTCCAACTCCAACAGGTAACGACATGACGATAGATTACTGCTTGAAAAACGCTGACGAAGCCGAGTTTAATAAACTCATGCTGGACACCGGCCTATGCTTGGAAGTCATTGAAGGTGAGGGCGAGGAAGCTATCACTACTATTGTGCCTTCGTCTTATGATGTGCTCATCGATCGCATCGGGCCGATCACCATTGGCGATAAGACCTATCCAGAATATTACACCAACCTGCGGATCTTGGGCTTGCTCAATGAAGAACAGGTCAAGGCAATTGACGTTTATGCGATTGATCCGTCTCAACCCCAGTATCGGGTGTGGGCATAATTGAACTATGACGCAAATCCCGATCCTAAATGGTATCTTTACGGATAACGGGCCTGACTTTCGCACGTCTTACCCGACCAATATGATCCCTGTTCCCAAAGCCAATGGGATCAGCGAAGGCTTTCTGCGTCCTGCTGATGGCCTTATTGCCAATGGAACAGGCCCTGGCGTTGATCGCGGCGGCATCAATTGGAATGGCGTTTGCTATCGGGTAATGGGTTCCAAGCTGGTCACTGTCGGCCCCACTGGCACGATCACAATCCTTGGCGATGTTGGCAACGATGGCAATCTGGTCACGTTGGACTATGACTTCGATCAATTGGGCATAGCGTCAAATAACAATCTGTTCTTTTGGAATCCGACCACCTCAACGCTATCGCAGAATACCGATCCTGATCTTGGCCCTGTTTTAGACATGGTGTGGGTCGATGGCTATTGGATGACCACAGATGGCGAGTTTCTGGTTGTCACCGATCTTGGAAACCCGCTGGCAGTCAATCCGCTAAAATACGGATCTTCGGAAATTGATCCCGATCCCGTCGTTGCATTGCTGAAACTGCGCAATGAGATTTACGCGCTGAACCGATACACCATTGAGGTCTTCGATAACGTCGGCGGCGATCTATTCCCATTCCAGCGCATTGAGGGCGCACAGATCGAAAAGGGCGTCGTTGGCACCCACGCCTGCTGCGTTTATCTGGAAAATATTGCATTTCTCGGCAGCGGTTTCAATGAATCGCCAGGCATCTACATCGGCGCTAATTCACAGACGCAGAAGATCAGCACGCAAGAGATCGACATGCTGCTTCTTGAATTTACCGAAGCGCAATTGGCTGAAGTGAAGCTAGAGGCACGCAACGACAGATCGCATCAGCATCTCTACGTCCACCTTCCTAACAAGACGGTGGTCTATGACGCATCGGCAAGCCAAGACCTCGGCCAGCCCGTCTGGTTCATCCTGACAAGCAGCCTTGTGGATTACAGCCAGTATCGCGCACGCAATCTGGTCTGGTGTTATGACAAATGGCTTGTTGGCGATCCAGCGAACAGCAATGTGGGGTATATGTCACAGGACATATCTTCGCATTATGGGCAGAAGGTGCGATGGGAATTTGCCACCACCATTCTGTACAATGAAGGGCGAGGCGCGATCATAACGAATCTTGAATTGGTCGGCCTGACTGGCTCGGTTGCGTTTGGTCTCGATCCCACAATCAACACGTCTTATTCCACTGATGGGCAGACGTGGAGCCAACAGAAGTTCATCAAGGCTGGAAAGCAGGGACAGCGTGCAAAGCGTCTTGTCTGGTTCCAGCAGGGATGGATGCGTAATTGGCGCATACAACGCTTTCAAGGCAATTCTGACGCACATATCGCATTTGCTAGGCTGGAGGCCCAGATCGAGGGCTTGGCCTTCTAATGGCTGTCACACCGTTCCGCCTTAATCTGACACGCGATCAGCTTGCCTCGTTCTTGGGCGATCATGAGCAGATCAAGCAGTTTGAAAAACTGTTTCAGATTGTCGATACGATCAACACGGTAACGCTTGATGACGTGAGCGTTTCTGCTGGCAATGCTGGTGCATCTGCGAACGAAGCGTTGAGCCAAGTCGAAGCCCTGCAAAGCCTTGTTCAACTATTGGCCTATGCACCTGAGAGCGCATCACAAAGCGACATAGACGCACTGCAAGACCAGATCACCGCATTGCAGCAACAGCCGCCGCCTAAAGAATATCGTTCCCCGCGTTATGGCTCGTTCTACGATACGACAACGCAGACGGCAGCAGCTATCAACACCGCTTACGCGATGACGTTTAACACAACGGATCTTTCCTTCGGTGTCACCCGTGGCAGCCCGACTTCGCGCATCTACGTCGACCGCCCGAACGTATATAACATTCAGTTCTCCGCGCAGTTGGATAAAACGTCAGGCGGTACAGGTCTGGTCTGGATCTGGCTTCGCAAGAATGGTGTTGATGTTCCCGACAGCACCGGTTTTGTTCGCCTTCAAGGTAACAGCGCAGAACTTTTAGCCGCATGGAACTATCTGACTCAGCTTAACGCAGGCGACTATATTGAATTAATGTGGGAAGTTGATGATACTTCCGTTCAGATATTGTATGAAGCCGCAACAGCCGTGCATCCGGCTACTCCGT